TTCAGGGACACTTTGTATCTAGAGCAGTATTTAATGCTCATCAACATACAGAAGCACAACCCATAACTTTTGATAATGATATTAAAGTACCATCTGGAACAACCTCAGTACCGATTTAGATATGGCTGATAAGATACCCTTAAAAGGACTATTTGATGGAGGTGGGAACGTAACAGGTCTTGCCGAATTTAGATCTGCCGATGGAGATACCCTTGGAGTAGTTCATGGTGGAACTGGACTTGCAACTGTAGGTGCAAATAGAATTCTCACAGGTAACGGAACATCTGATTTAACTGATGAGGCAAATCTTACTTTTGATGGAACGACACTTGCAGTAACAGGAAATACAACTATCTCTGGTAATCTGACAGTCCAAGGTAATTTTGAAGAGACAGTCAAGATTGCAACTGAAGATCCAATCATTGCATTAAATACTGCAATAGCATCTAACGCAAATAATACTAAGGATGCTGGATTTGTCATTGAAAGAGGTCAAGAAGCCAATGTTGCTCTAATATGGGATGAGAGTGATTCAGGAACTTCTGGTGGTATTTTCAATTTTATAACAACTACGGACACAGGAATTGTGTCTGGTGATATAAATGTCTCAGGACAAGCTGATATTAAAGCAGGAAATATAACATCAACTGGAAATCTTGCAATCTCAGGAACACTTACAGGAGTAACAAGTTTGACGATGAATGGTGCATTAAGTGGAGTAACAAATCTAGGATTGTCTGGTAATTTGCAGTTTGATTCAGGACAAGTGATAGATGGAATTTTAGTTGATGCGGCCGGAGCAACCTCTGCATTCACATCTACAACCGCAAGTGAAACAAAATTAGTTACAGAGGCCGCAGTAAAAACTCATGTCAGTGCCCAGGCATCAGCATTCGCAATCGCATTAGGATAAACTATGGCTACACCAAATTCAAAAGACACACTCAAAGAATATTGCTTACGTGCATTGGGTAAACCTGTTATTGATATCAATGTTGATCCAGATCAATGTGATGACAGAGTAGATGAGGCACTTCAATATTATGCAAATTACCACATGGAGGGTGTGGAACGAATGTACCTCAAACATAAAATTACAGCCGCAGATAATACAAGAGGTGAGTCCAATGTATCTACAAACGTAACAGATGCAATTGATAATTCTGTAACTGATGCATGGGAAGAACAACAAGTATGGATACCGATTCCTACTTCAGTTTTATCAGTATTACGTATTTTTCCCCTCTCAGATGTTGATGGATTGGGAATGTTTTCCATAAAATACCATGTCCGAGCTCGGGACATTATGGATTACACTAGTGACTCAATGGTAAACTATCACATGATAATGAACCATCTTGATCATTTGGATCATATTCTCACAGGTGAAGTTCCAATCCGATTTAACGAACATCAGAACAGAATTTACTTAGACATGGATTGGGGTCAAAGAGTTACAGAGAATCAATATATCATTATTGAATGTTATAGAAAACTTGATCCAACTACATATACAGACATATACAATGATCAGTGGTTAAAAAAATATGCAACAGCACTCATCAAAAGACAATGGGGTGCTAATCTAATAAAGTTCAATGGGGTATCCATGTTAGGAGGGATACAATTGAACGGAGAAACAATTTATACACAAGCTGACGAAGAAATTAAATTATTAGAAGAGTCTATACTTAATGGGTATGGTCTGCCCGCAGACATGATGATAGGATAATATGCCAACAAATGTCTATTTTGATACAGGCACAACAAGTGAACAGAGACTCTATGAAAATATAATCATAGAACAACTCAGAGCATTTGGTCAGGATGTATATTACCTACCAAGAAAGTTAGTAAAAGAGGATACTCTTTTTGGGGAGGATACATTAAGTTCATTCAATGATGCATATATCATTGAAATGTACCTAGATAATTTTGAGGGTTTTGAAGGCCAAAAAGAAATGATGACTAGGTTTGGTCTTGATGTTCAAGACGAAGCCACATGGGTAGTTTCTAAACGAAGATTTGAACAGTTGGTATCTACTGATCAGAATCTTATCGTATCTACAAGACCAAACGAAGGGGATCTAATTTATTTTCCCCGAGCAAAGAAATTATTTGAGATTACATTTGTGGATCATGATGATCCATTTTACCAGTTAAGTAATCTTCCTGTATTCAAAATGCGATGTCGCACGTTTGATTACAGTCATGAGGATCTGGATACTGGTATATCAGAAATAGATGCTATTGAAACATCAGAGTCTTTAGATGCTCTTCAATATCAAATTGTTCTAGAAGATGATACTGATTCTGGAACTAACTATCTATTGACAGAAGATGGAGATTTCATTGTAAGTGAGGCTTACAATGTTGATACAATAGATTCCTCTTCTGATTCAGAATACTTTGAAACTCAAGGTGATTCCATACTTGATTTTACAGAAAGAAACCCATTTGGTGAGGTAACATAATGCTTGGAAATACATTCTATCATGAGACAATTAGAAGATGTGTCATAGGTTTTGGAACCATCTTCAACGATATTCATATTACCAGAAAAGATAGTTCTGGAAATTTACAACAATCAATGAAGGTTCCGTTAGCATACGGACCCAAACAGAAATTTTTAGTTAGGTTGAGGGAAGATCCATCAATCACAAAATCGGTGGCAATTACTCTTCCCAGAATTGGTTTTGAGATTGGAGCATTATCCTATGATCCTACACGAAAACTGAATAAAATTCAAAAGGTCAAAAAGTCAGGATCTAACTCAAGTGTGGTCAATACACAGTATATGCCTGTACCCTACAATATTGACTTTGAGATGTATACAATGGCTAAAAATAGTGATGATGCTTTACAGATAGTAGAACAGATTCTTCCTTATTTTCAACCAGAATATAGTATCACAATTAATGATGTGGTTGAGATGAACAATAAGAGAGATGTTCCTATTGTCTTAAATTCTATCTCTTATGAAGACAATTATGAAGGTGAGTTTGCAGAAAGACGAGCAATCATTTATACTCTAAGTTTTACTGCAAAAATGTATCTGTATGGTCCAGTACAAACTTCACAAGTTATCAAGAAAGTACAGGTGGATCAATATTCAGATTCAGCATCAGCTGCACCAAAGAGAGAACAGAGATACACTGTTACTCCCACACCTACGTCTGCTGATATGGATGATGATTTTGGATTTAATGAAACGAGTTCATTCTTTACGGATGCAAAAACATATAACCCAGAAACAGGGCAAGACGAATAAGGTAAAACATGGCTTATCAAGAAGTAAATGTCGGTACTGCCAACCAAGGAGATGGTGATACTCTAAGGGGTGGTGGTAATAAGATAAATGCAAACTTTAGTGAGATCTACGGAAGATTCGGTAGTGGAACTGCAAATGCCTCAACTTTAGAGGCTGCAACCTCTGGAAATATTCTTGTAGGTAACGGAACTAAGTTTGCAACCACAGCAATGAGTGGTGATGCAACCATATCAAATACTGGTGCCGTATCAATATCAAAAGTATCACTAACTCAAGGTAATGAATCTGGAGCTCCTTCTGGACAATCTGCAACTCTCGCAATACCAAGAGGGACAGAACCAGGCACAAAAACAGATAAACTTTATAATGTAAATGGTGCGCTATATTTTAATGGTGCATCTGTAGGAACTGGTAGTGTCACAGGTATGACAGGATTTAAAGTTACAGGTGACAGTGGAGGAGAGAAGGATGTAATTAATGGAGAAACAATCTCTATTCTTACTGGTTCTGGATTGACATCTGTAGCAAGTGACCAACAAACAGTTACTATAAGTTTAGATCTTACAACTGGATTGACGTTTGAGGGTGCAACTGCTAACGCTCACGAAACTACACTTGCAGTCACAGATCCAACTGCTGATAGAACCATAACCCTTCCAGATGCCACAGGCACTGTCGTATTAAAAGACTCTACAGACGTTTTCACAAATAAGACATTTGATGCGGCTGGTACAGGAAATGCTTTGAGTAATGTCTCAAACAGTCATATTTCTGGTACGGCTGCAATTGCATTTAGTAAGATGGCAAATCTTACTGCAAGTAGAGCCCTAGTGTCTGACACTAACGGAGATGTTTCGGTAAGTGCAGTTACCTCTACAGAGATAGGGTATTTGGATGGTGTTTCTAGTGCAATTCAGACTCAGTTAGATGCAAAACAACCAACCATAAGTGCATCTGCAAGAATAGATGCAGCTCACATTCATGACGGAACAATCACTAATACAGAGTTCGGATATCTAAATGGAGTTACAAGTAATATTCAGACACAGTTGGATGCAGCTGGTGGTGCATCTAATTTAAATGGTTTGTCTGATGTCACAATTGCTTCAAGTGCATCTGGACAAACTCTTTTGTATGATGGGTCTAATAGTTATGACAATAAACAAATCAAGGTAATGCAAGATAACTCTGCATTTACCACTGCATTTCCTACAATTGATACTTCTCACATTTTCAGAGTTACTGCCGTTGATGGTAGTAGTCATTATGTTTTTGAAAATTTTGAGAGTGGTGGCACTAATACAAATGACCCATCATTATACCTCTTATGTAACCATACCTATGCATTCTA